GAAGTGAAGGAGGGAAAAGGGACGCTTTCTACGGCGAAGAACAGACCGATCGTTACGAAGTAAAACCTGTTGGGATCTCGACAGGTGGAAAAGTCCGAGTAATAACGATCGATAGCGCAAAGAATCTGAAATACGCATACCTTAACGGGTATATGGCAAGTCGTATAAGAGATTGTGCGTGGTCTGTTTTCGGGAGGGAGGTAAAAGAATGGCTGAAGGGAAAGCCCTTCGAAGGTGAGGTCGTTTCAGGCGACCTTGAATCCGCGACTGATTTGTTCTCCGGAACTTTCGCTGACCTGGCGATTGCGCGTTTGGTTGAGGTTGATCCAGACCTCGATGAAGAAGACGCCTTTCGTATGCGAAGTTTCACGACAAGAGCTGAACTCGATTTTGAGGATGCTGCGCTCGTTCAAGAGCTGAAAGACCAATTTGGCAGCAAATTCCTACAAGAAAGAGGACAGCTCATGGGGAGCATTCTGTCGTTTCCTCTGCTATGCCTCGTAAGCTTAACGGCCTTCCTGATGTCCCGGGATGATCATGTCCATGGGATTTTTTGTTCAGGAAGCTGGTCTGCAAACCGTGCGTATCTACGGAAGATACAAGATGTCGGGGTCAATGGAGACGACATCGTATTTACGTGCACGGATCGCGGAGCCGGATGGGCTAGGGGTGTAGAAGCAATTGGGGGAAAGGTGAGTCGAGGAAAATCCCTTGTCTCAGACAAGGTGTTCACTGTCAACAGTGAGCTCTGGGTGCGTGTCGGAGGAACGTGGACACCACCGGGCGCTTTGCGCTTGAGTTTACTAACCGGGATTTGTGCTGGCCGAAAGGTCAATCCTGCACTGTCCTGGGAACACCTAATGAGCGGGGCGATTGAAATCCCTGACGAATTGATAGAACTCATCAAAGACCGCTGGAACATGCGTCTGCCGCCGTCAATGGGTGGTGTTGGGTTAGTCAAGGAGTTCAGGGTGTTCGAAAACCTTGTAGCGCGAGTCGTCGCAGAATCGAAACGTCGGATGAGGATCGTAAGACCCGCGCGAGCGTGGGCGGACTGGACCGGCGTGACGTTGCCAAAGACGAAAGTGCTCGTACCCTTGAGCGAAATGGGTGTGATACGGAAATGGACCTCGT